CTGGCGAGCTGACAGCCGGCGTGCAGCAGGACGATAATCCCAACCCAGGCCGCATCCTCGTCGAGCCGGGCCGGGACGAACAGGCACCGCAGGAATTCATCGAGCAGCACCGTTGGGAAGACCTGGACGATGATGGCTATGCAGAACCGTGGATTGTCACCGTACACCTTGGCAGCAGCCGGGTTGTCCGGCTGCAAGCCAACTACGACCTTGACGCCGCCGATATCGAGGACGGCGAGATTATCGAACTGCCCCGCTACGATTATTTCGTCAAATACGGGTTTATTCCTGATCCGCGCGGCGGTTATTACGACCTCGGCTACTACGAAATCGCCCGCTCGGTCTCCGAGGCCCTCGACACCACGATCAATCAGTCGCTGGATGCATCACATCTTCAAAACGCGGGCGGCGGCTTTATCGGTTCGGGGTTAAACCTCAAAAAGACCCAAATGCGTTTCCAGCCTGGCATTTACCACACGGTGAACGCGCCGGGCGCCGCCATCAAGGACGCTATCGTCCACAACGAATATCCCGGCGCCAGCCAGACCGGCATGGTGCTTTTGGAAAAGCTCGATCAGTGGATGGGCAAGCTGGTGTCCACCGAGGGCGTCGTGCCCGAGCAGGGCGCCGGAAACGTCCCCGCCGCCACGACGCTGGCCCGCATCGAACAGGCCCTCAAGGTTTACGAGGGCGTCTACAAGGGCATTTACCGTTCGCTTAGCAAGGAATACGAATTGCTGGCGAAACTGAATTTTAGGTTTCCAAACGACGGTCTTTATCGTAAGATACTGAACTGGAAGCCATCTGTGGCGGCTGGTTCTGCATTGGCAATTGCCGGTGGCCAGCCTTCCGGTTCTGCTAACCTCGCCGGTCCACAGTCTGGAGGTCTTCTTTCTCCGCCCCCTGCTGGGGTTGCTCCTTTCCCTCAGCAGGGCGGCGCTGCGCCCTCCGGTCTAATTCCCGGAGCAGGCGCGCCGGGGACTCTCGCCCCCGGCATGGCCGGGCCGCCTGTGTTACCTTCAGGCGCGCTCGGCCCTCTTCCCATGATGCAGCCGCCGTCCATGCTCGTCGATTTCGCCCCCGACGAAATCAGCCACGTGACGCCGACAGCCGATCCGTCCGCCTCCACCGATATTCAGGCGCTTATCCGCGCGCAATTCCTGATGGAACTAGCCGCACATCCGACCCTTGGCCCGCTGTTGCCCAAATTGGACGCGATCAAGCAAATCTTGATGGCCGCCAAGGCGACGGACTTGATTGCCAAGGTGCAGGCGCCAGACCAAAGCGGCATGCAGGTACAGCAGCAGCTTGCCGCCGCCAAGGCAGCCGATTTGCAAGCTGGAGCAACGAAGAAACAGGCGGAAGCCGCTCTTGCCGGGGCAAGAATTCACGACATTCAATCCGGAATCGTCAAAACCGGTTTCGATATGAAGATGGGCGCGGCAGGGGCGCACAATGACGCGCTGACGGCTGCCCACACCGCCGCCGTGACGGCCAAGGACGTCGAGCAGTCCCGCGCTGAGGCCGATCACAACCAGCGCATGGACATCGCCCGGCACGGTCTGGAAGTCGCCAAGCATGCGCATAGCGGCGCCCTCGACCTGATGCAGCACGGCCAGGACGCTTTGCAGGCTCATCATCAGCGTGGCGTTGACGTTGCCAATCTTCACCAGCAGCAACAGCAGCTTGACCAGGCGGCGCGACAGGCGCAACAGCAACCTCAAGGCGCGGCACAGGACGGCACATAAACGAAAGGCCGGGGATTAGCCCGGCCTTTTTGATTCAGACTTCAATACCAACATTTCGAAGCTCTTGTGTCCAAAGCTCCCTCACGGGAAGCAGTTCACAGCATAGCTGACAGTCTCCGCATGATCTATTCATAGCCAATTACCCCTTCTGTTTTTTACAATCCAAAAGCCCCATATTCATTATCTCCATGAATTCGGAAACGCTATTTTACTCGCTTTATTTTCATCATAAAGTATATTTTGAAGTTTATCAAAGGCAGATACTTTTTCAGTATCGCTTAAAGTTATATCCGGATTTTGCGGGGGAATAATCCGGAGTGCGAGTACAAGATATTCCCTTATTTTTTCAGCTTGTTCCTCCGGCGCCAGCACCATCACCTCATGCGGCTCAACGCCGAGATGATCCTGCACCACATTGGCCCGCTTGCAGATCGCCTCGGCCCTCTCGCGCGAATACCGCCCTGCCTTCGAAATTACGGTGACATAGCCGCATTCTCCCGGCCCCCACCATGCTTCATGTTCGTTTGACCAGATCAAGTATTGCATCTCACCTCTCCTTTTCTCACATCAAGATTAGGTTAATTAACCCCTAATCACACCTTCGTCAATAATTAACTGATTTCCCAGACACTTCTTTCATGAAACCGCTTATTCTGGCACTATCCGCCCTGTACCTGCTGATGCTGCCAAACACTGCGCAAGCCCGCGATTGCGGAATTGCCAGTTGGTATCACGAAGGTTCCCGCACCGCCAATGGCGAACGCTATAGGCCAGACGGATTAACGGCAGCTCACAGGACTCTGCCCTTCGGGACCATCCTCAAGGTCACAGGCCCGCATGGTAGACAAGTTCTCGTTAGAATCAACGATCGAGGCCCTTTTATCAAGGGAAGATTTCTCGATCTCAGCAGGGGCGCCGCCAAGGTGCTCGGAATCAGCGGCGTGAGCCGCGTATGCATAGAAAGGCTGTTCTAAAATGTCAGGTTCACCTGAAATTCATCTCCACGTCGAGGATTTGCAGCAAATCCTCGTGGCGCTTGCGGCTCATTCCCATCATGAGCATTCGCGCAAGCTGCTTACGATCATTTCCCATGTCGCCGATGCGGGACATAAGCATATCCGGATCGATATTGGCCATTATGGCGACGGCCGGCCGGAAGTCGCAACTCCATCAGTGGACTAACTCCAATGGCCAAATCCAAGAAACCCCAGCCCAAAGTCGAAACTGCCTCGCAGAATCCGGCACCCTCGCCCGCCCCTGCCGAGGGTAAAAAAATCGGCCGCCCCAAGGGCAGCAAGAACCGCCCGAAAGAAGCCTAACCCGAAGGCAAAACCCATGTTTGCCATCCTCAAAGAAATCCAAAAGGAAATCAGAAAAATGTCTACCGCTCTCAATATCGCCACAGCCCAACTTCTCGCCGATGTCGCCACGCTGACAGCCACCGTCAACAAAATCCTGCCGCTTATCCCGTCGCAGGCTGACGTTGACGCCGTTACAGCCCAGCTCGGCACCGTCGATCAATCCGTTCAGCAGCTCAACACCGCCGCTCAGGCGGCACTGACAGCCGCTACGCCTACGCAGACCACCGTTACGGCAACCGCTCCGGCTGCACAGGCTGCTGCGGCTGTGACGGCAACGGTAGCCACCCCGGCGGCTTAAGGTTTACCCGCCAGCAGCGTGTCTGCTGGCTCCCGGATGCGGAGTTGGAAAACGCATCCGGGCTTCTCAATTCCGGGACGGCACGGTAGCACCAGCCTATTCGCGACAGGTAACCACGAAATGGTCCTCCGTTCGACTCGGAGGCGTCCCGCCAAGTCAAACCATAGAAAGATGAAAACTCATGACGAATATTGAACCGACAGTTGGGCGTGTGGTGTGGTACTGGCCCACAAAGGATGAACGTATGCTCCATCATTCTCTGCCCGGTCAGCCATTCAAGGCTGATATCGTCGGCGTCCATAGTGACAGGTGCGTCAATTTGGGCATCACGGCAGCCGATGGTGAGTATTTCAAGCGCACCAGCGTCACCCTCAAGCAGGAAGGCGATGTACTTCCTGCCGAAACTGGTTTCGCCGAATGGATGCCCTACCAGATCGGCCAAGCCGCCAAAACAGAGCAAGCCGAAGCAGACTCTTGCAAATGCAATATCGGCGGCGATGCCGTCAACAACGAATTCGACCTCCCGCAAATCTGCACCGCTGTTTTCTTTACCGGCAGCAACATTACGGTGAACATCCAGCAATGAGCTGTCACATCGACAAAGACGAATTCGAAGTCTGGCGTGACCATCCGGTCACCCAGGCTTTTTTTGCGTTCATGCGCGCCGAAGCGGAAGCTGCGGAGCACAATTGGAAAGCCAACGCCTGGGCAGGCAACCGGAAATATCTGGACTTGACGATCCATGCCGAGATCGCCGGGCGCGTGGACGCTATCAACCAAATCTTAAGCCTTACATGGGATGATATTTGCCATGACGATAAAGACTAATCCTTCCGGCCAATGGCCGCTACGGAATTGGATCATCGTCAAGCCCGAGCCGGTTGAAACCGAAACCGTGACATCAGGCGGCATCATTATCGAGCACGCAGAAAAAACTCGTGTGCGCGATCCCAGAACGGGCAAGGTGCTGAATAAGCTGGACGAAGAGGACCAATACGGCGAATTGATCGCCATGGGACCTTGGGCCTTCCGGGATGAAGACAACAACCTCACCCCAGACGCGCCCCAAATAGGCGGCCGGGTATTTTACGCCAAATATAGCGGGATTGTCTTTGAACATCCTGTTGGCGAAAAATACCGGACGATGAAAGACACGGATACCGTGAACGGCGTATTCCCCAAAAAATGACGAATGACGCAGACAGCCTGATCATCCCCCCCGAGGGGAATCAGGGCCAGCCGCAGCAAAATTCTGACGCTGGCGAGAACAAAACGGCAACAAAACCGCCGGAGACAATCGCCGCTCCCAAAGGGCATGTCTCGAAGGAAGACTGGATAGCCTTAGGCCGCCGGGAAGAAGACTGGCAAAGCCCGGAGGAATTCCAGGAGCGCGGCACAGAGCTGCGCAAGACCGTCAAAAAGCTGGAAGCCGAACTCGCCGCGACCAAAGAGCGGAGCGAGCGCAGCGAAAAGGCGGCATTCAGGGCGCTTCAGCGCATGCGCGAGGAACAGATCGCGGATTTGCGGAAACGCCAGGTGGAAGCCAGCTCGCTGGCCGACACCAATGAAATGATGAAACTGCGGATCGAGGAAGACAAGCTCGTTCAAAGTTTCGCCGACGAAGACCGCCAGCAGCCGGCAGCAAAACGGATTTGGCCGGAAACCAGCGCCTGGATCGCGGAAAATCCCTGGTTCGAAGACGACCTGGAACGCCGCGAAACCGCGCTGGAACATTACAACCGGGCCGTGGAGCTTTCCCCGCTCCACCCGGACCCAATCGAAGACCGCAAGCGCGAGAAACAGCGGCTTGCTTACGTGAGTAAGAAAATGAGCGGCTCGACGGCAGCACTCCCGGCACCTGGCCACATGCCGGATGTCCAGGGCGGAACCCGCAAAGCCACACCGTCGAAAAAAGGCGTACAGGAACTCGATGCGGAAACACTCAAAGTTGCAAAGCGCTTCGTCGCCAAGGGACTCTTCAAATCTATCGACGAATACGCCGCAGACTATTTCGCCGAAGGCTGAACGCATGACGCACCAAAGATTAACCCGCGCTGAAAAAATCGAAGCGCTGAAGGCTCGCCGCGAAAAATACGCGGGCAACAGTAAAGCCACCGACGAATACAATCTTGGCGTCCCATCCAATTTGATGGACCCGAACTTGGATTATCGTTGGGTAAACGACAACCAGAACGGCCGGTTCCACAGCTTGACGAATAACGACACCTGGGACCCGGTGCATTGTGACGAACTCGGGCTGGACGAACGCAATTGCGAGCCGGGCAATACCCGGATTTCCCGCATTGTCGGCACCAACCGCGATGGAACGGCGATGCGCGCTTATCTCTGCTGCAAGCCCAAGGAATGGGTTGCCGAGGACCGCGCGCGCAAATTGAGGCGGCACCGCGAGGTGATCGCGCAGATCGACAAGGACCGGATGACGGGACCCCTCTCCCAGGCCGGTGATAAAGCCTACGCCCCTCGCGAGGCGCGGCTCGGTTAAGGAACTGAATGACCAATCCTACCAACGCCTACGGCTTCAAGCCTGTAGGCACGCTTTCGGGCAAGCCGTGGAACGCCGCGATTCGCCCGGTCTACATCCCTTCGACGAACAGCACGTCTTTTTTCAAGTACGATCCTGTTTATTCCCCTGCCGCCGGGGGGTCGTCCAACACGACGACGCTTCGTGGTTACAAGCCAGGTTCGCTGCCTGTCGTGGATATCGCCACGGCTACGTCCATGATTATGGGCGTCATTGTTGGCTGGGAGCCGCTACAGGGCTGGGACACGCCCATCTACGGCAAGGCGTCCACCGACCGTATCGCGCAGATCGTCTGCGACCCCGATATCATCTACCGCATCCGCGATAACGGCTACACCGCCTTGGGCACCACGGCCGTCGAGCTGAACGCCTACGGCATCGCCGGGACCGGCAACAGCTACACCGGCATTTCCGGCTGGATGATGGACGCGGGCACCACCCACGCCCCGGCCGCCACGCAAGGCGCGCCGCTGACCATCATCAACGCTGTCAACAGCGACAATAACGACGCCACACTCGCTTATTCCGAGTGGCTTGTGCGCATCAACCTGCACCAGTTCAACCCGTACACCGCTGGCGTCTAAGAGGAATTCTGATCTATGCCTGTAATTACTTCTGGCGCACACCCAAGGGCACTCTGGCCCGGTGTGCGCGCATGGTTCGGCGCCAAATATAACGAGCGGCCCAAGGTGTGGTCGCAGTTCTGCGATGTGGTGAAGTCCGACAAGGCTTACGAACTCGACGTTGCCATGACCTCCTTCGGCCTCCTGGAAAAGAAGCCGGAAGGCCAGCCGCTGCAATATGACAGCCACAGCCAGGAATGGGAGCGCAAGCACACCCATGACGTGTACGCCGGCGGCTACATCGTCACCGAGGAGGAGATGGAGGACAACCTCTATGAGGACCGTTCCTTCCAGCGCTCGCAGCTTCTGGCTCTTTCCGCGGCCGAAACCAAGGAATACAAGGGCGTCAACTGGCTGGCGGAAGCGTTCGACACCACGGGCGCTTATGTGGGCGGCGATGGCGTGGCGCTTTGCGCGACGACGCATCCCGTCCAGTATAGCACGGACGGCACGGCCTATCAGGCCAACACACTGTCCGCCGCCGCCGACTTCTCCGAAGCCGCGCTGGAAGACCTGTACATTCTGGCCCGCAACAACGAAAACTCGCGCGGCATTCGTTTCCCGCTGAACATCAAAAAGCTAATCGGCGGCACCAGCCTGACGTTCGAGTTCGAGCGCGTGCTGCATTCGGCCCTGCGCTCCGGCTACGGCACCAACGACATCAACGCGCTCAAGGAATTGGGCCTGTTGCAGGACAACGCCTATGTGATCAACCCCTATCTGACCACGGGTGATTGGTTCGGCAAGACCGATGCTCCCAACGGCTTGACCTGCTACCAGCGCCGGGCGCTGAAGTTCAGCCAGGACAACGATTTCGATACCTCTAACGCCAAGGCCAAGTGTTCCGAGCGCTATGTGTTCGACTTCACCGACTGGCGCGGCATCTACGGCGTACAGGGGGCGTAACCCATGGCGGGACCGCATCAATTTCAGCTCACGCCGGGGGGCGTCCCCCTCGGCGCGGAGTTTGCGCCAGGGCGGCATTATTTTGTCGATCCCTACAACGGCGGCGACGGCAACCGGGGCGACGACGCCAACAAGCCCATCCAGACGCTGGCGCACGCCCTTAAGCTGGTGACGGCCAACGAATTCGACACCGTGCATTTCCTTCCGTACAGCAATACGGCGGCAAACACCACGGAATACCGCACCACGGCGTTGGGGACGCTGAACTTGAACGTGGACTGCGTTCGCTGGATTGGTCACGGCAACGGTTGCCGCTGGTCGCCGCGCGCTCGCATTTCCACCAAGACCGGCGCCATCAACGTCACCCCAACCGTGACGTTGTCCGGCAACGTCAACCTGCTCAAGGGCTTCGAAATCTACAACGGCACCGCGACGGACACTACCGCCTGCGGCGCGCTGGAGGTTTCCGGCCAGCGCAATGTCATTGAGAGCTGTCATATCGCCGGTATCGGCAACGCGGCCGACGACATCGCCAGCTCGTATTCCCTGTGGGATGCCGGGCAGGAGAATGTCTACCGGAATTGCGTCATCGGTCTGACCACCGTCGGCCGGGGCGCGTCGGGCGTCAACTCGGAAATCATTCTGGGCGGCACGCGGACAAAATTTGAAAACTGCGACATTATCATGCGGGCAACTGCTACATCCCATGTGGCAGCCATCGCGGCGGCGGGGTGGAGCGATCTCACCGTTTTTGACAATTGCCGGTTTATGAACTGGGGCACTGCGACGATGACCTACGCCTTTACCTTTACGGGCACGGCGGGACACATCGTGCTCAACAATTGCACGGCCTACGGCATTACCAATTGGGCAGCGGCAACGACGTATACGTTCACCAATCAATCCAATTGCTATCCGACGAGCTAAGCCGCCATGACCCTCCTCACCAACCCTGACGGCTACTCCACCGTCTTCCCCGGCGGCCAGCACGCGAATTTCCCCCGCCCGCTGCCGACGCAGTATCACGAATTCTTCGAGGAATTCGCGGCGCTCCCCGTCCTGGCGGCCAACGGCGGCCGCTGGACTCACACCAACACCAACGGCACCCTCGCCGTCACCTCGCCGACCAGCCTCACCCAAACCCTGGGCGGGGCCTCCGGCGATTTGAGCCAGCTCTACTTCACCACGGCCACACATACCCTCGTGGCGGGCAAGAAGGCGTTTTTCCGCGCCAAGGTGAAGGTGGCGCAGACCGGTGGCACGATTGGCATCGAAAACCTGTTCTTCGGGCTGGCGGCGGCGGAAACCGGCACGAACTTCCTACTGGCGGACGGCAGCGCGCTGGCTTCCACCAACTGCATTGGATTCTTCTCCAACGTCACCACGGCCGCCATTGACCTTGTAGCGCGGGCGGCTTCCGTACAGACCCTGGTTGGCGCTACCACGACTTACGTCTCCGGCACCTCCATGGAGCTTGGCTTCGACTTCGACGGCCAGACGGCGACGTTCTACCGCGACACCTACGTGCTTGGCTCTATCAAGACGAACATTCCCACGGCGGCTTTGTCGCCCATGCTGTTCATCAAAGAGGGCGAGAACCATGCCCGCGTGCTGACCACGGATTATCTGTGGCTGGCCATCGAACGGTAAACCATGGCGCAGAAAACTCCGCTCACCTTCGGTCAGATCACCGGCCTGCATTCCAGCGATTCGCTGTTATCGCGCCGGTTCCTGGCGGCCGTGGGTGATCCCAGCTTACCGGCCTTCTCCGGCACAATTGTGCTGGAATGGCGGCATCCGGAGGAAAATATTTGGCGGCGAGCGGTTGACGCCAGCGGCACAGAAGTCGATCTGACCGGCAATGGGCAATCCATTGCCTTTGAATTTCTGATGCCGGTTGAAGCGCGGTTGACCTGCACTGTCTACACCTCCGGCCCGATACAATATTCGCTGGGCGCGCAGGTGGTGGAGAATCTTGGGTGACACCGGGACCATAACGTGAACTCAGGCCGTAGACCCGTGAATGGCATGGCTACGGCTTTCTATTGGAACTAGAATGGCAACCTTCCAGCGTTTCTACAGCTTCACCCAAGCCCTGGCCGAAAAGAAAATCAACCTCTCAACCGATACGATCAAGGTCGCGTTGACCAACGTCGATCCAGCCGTAGCGACGAACACGCAGTACAGCCAGCTTACGCCGATCACGGCACACAATGGCTATTCAGCGGGCGGGGCAACATCGGCGCAGTCTGTTTCGTCGTCGTCCGGCGTCTACAAGCTCGTGCTGGCGGATGCGACCTGGGCGGCGAGCGGCGGCACGATTGGCCCCTTTCAATACGCCGTCATTTATTCCGACACAGCCACCAATAAAGACCTGATCGGCATGACCGATTACGGCCGCGCTTTGACGCTGCAAAATGGGCAATCATTTACCGTTCAATTCGACGCAACAAATGGCGCAATTACGATCTGAGGCGGGTAAGGCATGACACTTTCCATTTCGGCATATTCAGGGTCGGGAACGATCTCGACGACTGAAATTTCTATGACAACGGGATCGAGTGGCCCTGCCGTGAATACGACGGCGGGAATTTATCAGGCGTACATTGATTGCAACGCCATGACGGCGGCTGATGAATTTCAGTTCGCTGTGTATGAGAAAGCAGTCTCTGGCGGCACACAGCGGCAGGTGCTGAACGTACATTTCCGGGGTGTACAGGCCACGCCTATAGCCGTCTCTCCGTCGCTGATGCTCGGCATCGGCTGGGACATGACGCTGCTGAAAATTGCCGGAACGGATCGTTCATTGCCGTACCGCATCGCGCAGGTGGTGTGATGGGATTGCTCTGGCCGCCTGCAACAAATCCGTCGAATGTATTCCTGCCTCAGCCATCCACGCGCCCTGCTGATTGGCCGTCTATGCCCGCACCGGCGGCAAATACTATCCGCATTTTGGCGGCGGTGTGGAATGCAACCGGCACGAATGGAAATTATTGCGCACTGAATGTTTCAGTGTCGTCCGGCACGTACACGGTGGACTGGGGCGATGGAACGGCGCCTCAGACATATACGAGTGGCTCAAAGGCGGATTATCAATATTCCTATGCATCATCCGGCCTCGCGCCGTTGACGGCTGAGGGGTACAAGACTGCGCTTGTCACGATCACGCCGACGACCGGCGGTCAGACGATCACCGCACTCAATCTAAATGTTCTGAATTCATCGTCAAAAAACGGTGTGCCAAATCCGTGGCTTGATTTGCAGATCCATGCAACATCGCTAACATCTTTGGTTGTATCTGGGGGGAGTGGAAAATCTACATTTTTAAATGCATGTAATATATATAGTCTTGGAAGCGTAACTAATCTATCCTATTGCTTCAGCTATTGCTATTCACTTCAGACGGTAACGTTCCCGAGCGGGTCTTTGGCGAGCGTAACTAATCTATCCTATTGCTTCAACTCTTGCTATTCACTTCAGACGGTAACGTTCCCGAGCGGGTCTTTGGCGAGCGTAACTAATCTATCTAGTTGCTTCAGCTATTGCTATTCACTTCAGACGGTAACGTTCCCGAGCGGGTCTTTGGCGAGCGTAACTAATCTATATGGTTGCTTCATCTATTGCTATTCACTTCAGACGGTAACGTTCCCGAGCGGGTCTTTGGCGAGCGTAACTGACCTATCCTATTGCTTCAACTATTGCTATTCACTTCAGACGGTAACGTTCCCGAGCGGGTCTTTGGCGAGCGTAACTAATCTATCTGGTTGCTTCAGCTATTGCACTTCACTTCAGACGGTAACGTTCCCGAGCGGGTCTTTGGCGAGCGTAACTAACCTATTCTATTGCTTCAACTCTTGCTATTCACTTCAGACGGTAACGTTCCCGAGCGGGTCTTTGGCGAGCGTAACTAATCTATCTGGTTGCTTCAACTCTTGCTATTCACTTTCATCAATAGTAAATGCAGCGTTCCCGATAACGTTTGATGTGTCTAATTGCGCGTTAACGAATACAGCAATAGATGCAATTTTCACAGCATTGCCAACGGTGTCCGGTCAGACGGCAACCGTCACTGGCAATCCAGGAGCCGCAACCTGTACACCATCTATTGCTACGGGTAAGGGCTGGACTGTCGTGCAGTGATGAGGGGCCGAGATGTTTTATTTTGACGCAGCATTGGCGGCTGACCGGCAGGAAGAATACATCTCATTGTCCGTCAGCACCATGGTTGTCAGCGTGGTCCTCCACGATGTCACACTATTGCCGCCGATTGTGCTCAGCGTCTCAACTATGGTTTGTACGCCGGTATTTTACGACGTGAAAATGCGTGTGCCCGGCGGACAGCCGTTCATTGGCGGCTCTATAGGCTTTGGCATCGGCCGCCCGATTGCTCATTCACTTACTGAAAAGTGGGGCTAACATGGGGCGCGCCGATTTCCTCAAACGAGGCGATTTCAACCGCATTTGTGACAGATGCGGAAGAAAGGTCAAAGCCTCCCATACCGCCAAACAAACAGACGGCTGGACAGTCTGCATAGATGGCTGCTTCGACAAATGGGACACCCTCAGCCATCCCCAAAACCGCGTCCGCGGCGTCCAGGACCGGCAGAGTGTTCCCAATCCCCGCCCCGAGCCGCCGGACCAGTTCGTTCCGATCTTGACGTGGGATGACGCAACGAAGAGCTACGTCTGATGACCACCCTTTCCGGCACCGCCTCCTTCGCTCTCACCGCCGCCCAGGTCATCACCTACGCCTTGGGCAAGATCGGCGTCCTGCGCGCCAATACCCCGGCAAATGCCAATGAAGCGGCCGGCGCGCTGATCGAACTCGATTGCATGATGAAGGAATGGGGGCTGACCGGCCCCTATCTCTCCACCCGCCGCGAAGCCGCCATCACCCTGGCCGCCAATACGGCGAGCTACGATTTGGCCTCCCTGACCAATCCTTTGCGCGTCATGCACGCCCGTTACCGCAATTCCTCCGGCATCGACCTGCCGATGGAATGGCTCGACCACGACGCCTATTTCAGCCTGCCGCAGAAGACCAGCAGCGGGCCGCCGACCCAGTATTTCTTCGATCCCCAATCCGCGCACCAGACCTTCTATATCTGGCCCGTCCCGCCGTCCGTCACCACGGAAACCATCCAGTACACCTACCAGCGCCGCATCAACGATATCGGCCTGATCACGGACAATATCGACGTGCCCCAGGAATGGCTGTCCACCGTAGGCTACGGCCTCGCCACCCGGCTGTGCGACGACTACGGCATTTCCGATGCGGTCAGCGAGCGCATCCATACCCGCGCCAGCCAGCTCCGCCAGCTCGCCATGGACTTCGACCGCGAGCCGGTGGTGCAGTTCATGCCGGAGGCGCGTTATGGACGCGGGTGATGCGGCTTTTCTTCTCGGCGCGATTGCTCTTTGCCTCTTTGCGCTCGTAGCCGCATGGCTGACGCCGAAAGGGTGACCGCCCATGGTTTCCATCGACTTCGGTCACCTCTCGAACCCCGGCCGTTCCGGCCAGGCGGGCGCTAGCCACCTCATCAATGCCTACACTGAAAAAGTTGAAGACGGCACCGGCAAGTCCCAGGCCGTCGTCTACTGTGCGCCCGGCCTCACCCGCTGGGACAGCGGCAGCTTCGCCGGCGCCTGCCGGGGACTGCTGACCGTTACGGGCAATGGCCTTTTCGCCGTGCTCGGCAATCAATTCGTCCAATATACCACCCCGGACAATTTCACCGTCTGGGGCGCCATCCCCGGCAGCGATCCGGTGCAGATGGCCTACAACATGCACAATCCGCCGCAGATCGGTATTGTAACGACGCAGGGCGGCCAGTATTACGTCTTCGACATCGCCAGCCAAACGCTGACCAATTGGGCCGCACCTAACGACGGCCTGGGCAACAACCCGGCGACATTCAACACCTCGTTCCCCGCGCCGAACTCGATTTGCTTCCTCGACCGGTATTTCCTGTTTGGCGTAGCCAATGGGCAAATCTGGCAGTCGAACCTCGACGATGCCGCCACGGTGCAGCCGGCGGCATTCGGCTATGCCTCCACCCGCCCGGACGGCCTCGTCCGTGTTGTGGCGCATCGCGGCGCCCTCGTCCAGCTTGGCACGCGCGGCCTGGAAATCTGGGAAGACGTGGGCACGGTGCCCTTCGCCTTCTCGCCGATTCGCGCCGCCATAGAAATCGGCTGTTCGGCGGCAATGAGCGTCGGGCAGACCTCCGAGGAACTGCTGTGGGTGGACGACAAGCGCATTGTCCGCCAGATGCAGGGCAGCCAGCCCACGCGCATCAGCAACCACGGCATGGAACGTGCCCTTGAGGAATTGACCGCCGATCAGCTCTCGCGCGTCCGCGGCGCCGTCTACTGGTTCGAGGGACACCAGTTCTACAGCCTCACCAGCGATCTGTGGACCTGGGAATACGACATCACCACCCAGCTTTGGCACGAACGCCGATCGCTGAACAGCGCCCGCTGGATCGCCAATTACAGCGCGCAGACCGCGGACAGTCTCGCCGTGTTCGGCAATGAAAATGATGGCCGGCTGTTCTACATCGACGGCAATTCGTACACCGACACGGACAATTTCTTCATCATGTCGGCTGTAGGCCAGATGGTGCATAAATTCCCCAACCGGCTTCTTTGCGATTGCATCGACGTGGATTGCGTTCGCGGGCAGGGAACGGTGCTGGGTGTGCCGCACACCGATAATCCGCAGCTCATGCTGGACTGGTCCGACGATGGCGGCAAGAGCTGGCAGGGCGGCCTGACGGCCTCCATGGGCACCGTGGGCGATACGCAGCTTTGGGTGCATTTCCACAAGATCGGCATGATCGAGAAGGCCGGGCGCCTGTTCCGGTTTTCGGCATCCAGCCCGGTGTTGCGCGGGATCATGAATGTGGATGCGGCCATACGCCCGATCAGGTGACTTATGGCCGATCTCCCCTACACCAACAATATGCCCCGCATGACCCAATTGGTGGACCCGAAAACGGGCAAAATCTCCAATGACTGGGTAGGCTTTTTTACCAAACTCCCGGCCCGCACCGGCGGGGCTATCGCAACGGTGTCGAGTACGGATTCTCTGGCCCAAATCGGCCTTAGTGTCAACGCCCTTCTCGCCGAAGCGCGCCAGCAAAATTGGATCAAGGACAGCACCTCCGGCACGGATCAGAATTTTGCCGAAGTCATCAAAGCCGTGACCATGATCCCGGCGGCCGGGGATTTCGTCTACAATACAACGGACATACACTATTACATCTATGATCCAAACCAGCCGCTGTACGGCGGCAGCGGTATAAATGCTTCGCCTACCTATGATTACACCAATTTAACACTAAATACGAATAATGATGGAAGTTATCCGGCCATCAATGCATTGGGATTCGATCCCACTAATTACGATACTGATTTTACGATCTCCATCGCAGAACTTCAAAATGAATTACCTTCCCTGCAGAAGGTTTCGTTATTTTCGGGGTGGTTTGGCAATGACCTGCGCGCCAGCCAGTGTCAAATTCGGCCTGGCATTGATCGCGCCAATAAAATAACCGGCATTGCCAAGGCCGAAGGGAATTTTCAAATGCAGGAATTCCCCTGGAGAGTAGCGGGGTTACTCCGGAATCAAGTGCCGGTTATTTCGGCAACTGTGCAAATGGTCTGGGGCACTGTTGGTTTCGACGACAGCTACACGGGTCTCGTCGGCGACCCGAATCCACAGCCTATTTATGGATGGGTGCCAATTTACACGCCGGCCTATGGCTCGACCCCGGCCGATAGCAGCGTTATCGAAGGCATCCAGGCCCTCAAGGCGGCCGGCTACGCCGTCACCTTCACGCCGTTCATCTTCATGGACATCCCGGCGGGGAATTCGCTGCCGTCGCCCTACGGCGGCACGCAAGCGGCGTATCCCTGGCGCGGGCGTATCACGCTCGATACCGCCATCGGCCTCCCTGGCACATCCGATCAGACAGCCGCTGCCGCTGCGGAGATAGACGCCTTCGTCAATGGCACATGGGGCTACCGCAATTTCATCCTCCATTACGCCAATCTGTGCGCCCAGGCGGGCGGCGTGGACACCTTCGTCATCGGTTCGGAAATGCGCGGGCTGACCTGGGCGCGCTCGGACAAAACCACGTTCCCCTTCGTGGATGCCCTCGTCCAGCTCGCGGCGGACGTGGCGGCCATCCTCCCCAATGCCAATATCGTTTACACGGCCGACTGGTCCGAAAACCTCAGCTACCGCCCGGCGGACGGTTCCGGCGACATCTATTTTCACCTCGACAAGCTGTTCATGTCGCCCAACATCGCCGCCGTGGCCTTCGATAATTACTGGCCGCTCTCCGACTGGCGCGACGTGCCGATGGACGGCACGAACAATGCCGACGAACTAAAATTTCCCGATATCTACGATTTTGGTTATTTAATGTCCAACGTGCAGGGCGGCGAGGGATACGACTGGTATTACGCCACGCCTGCGGACCGCGCCAATCAGGTGCGCACGCCCATCACGGACGGCGCTTACGATGAGCCCTGGGTATGGCGGTATAAGGACATCTGGAATTGGTGGAATAATTCCCACTACAACCGCATAGGCGGCGTGCGCCAGACGGGCGCCACGGAATGGCTGCCCCAGTCAAAACCTATCTGGATGATGGAATGCGGCTGCCCCGCGGTGGACAAGGGCAGCAACCAGCCAAACGTCTTCGTTGATCCGAAATCCTCCGAAAGTTTCTACCCCTATTTCTCCAATTCAAATCGCGACGATCTTATCCAGCAGCGCTATGCACACGCGATATTAAGATTTTTCGATGAAACTGATAGCGATTTTACTCCGGGCCGCAATCCGGAAAGCGCGGTTTATTCCGGGAGAATGGTGGATGTTAGCAGAATTTACCTTTACACATGGGATGCACGCCCTTACCCGATCTTTCCGGATTGCGCCGATATTTGGGCAGATTCCAATAACTACCAAACCGGCGATTGGATCAACGGCCGCATCCCGCCGCTCGCCAATCCGGCGCTGGTCACCGGAGGCAGCTTGACACAGCCGCGCACCATCCTGGCGCCCCGCGATCCGCAGATCGTCACGCCGGCCAACGGGAACATCACCAAGCAATGGTACATTTTCTTTCAGGGACTGGGTTACACGCAAGGGGATGCGATCCCCGATCTTCCAGCGAATCCCTCGGCGGCGGAGATCGCGGCGGCGCTCAACGCGCTGCTGGCGGCCCTGCGCAACCAGAACCGTATCGCATCGTCATAGCCGCGCCGGAAGAGGTGCCGGGCCTCGCGCGCTTTGGCCGCGAATGGTGGGAGGCTGACGGCCTCGACGCAGAACCGTTCGACGAACAATGCTTTGTTCACCATTTGTTCGTACACTTGAAGCTGGGAACGATCCTCGTTTTGAAACGGGCGGGCATCATCCAGGGCTTTATCTCTATCATCCTAGGCCCCAATCCCTTCACGGGATCGCTCTCCGCCTCGAAAGGCTTCTGGTACACCACGCCGGAAGCGGCCGGCTACGGCGCGTATCTCCTCGCGGAGGCCGAGCGCTGGGCAAAGCTGGCCGGGGCACGGAATTTTGAATGTGCGGTGCCGAAAGAGCGTGCCGCCCGGCTCCTCGAACAGCGCGGCTACTTGGCGCGCGAATGGGCATTTCGTAAACCCTTATGGCAGAACTCTTAAGTCTTATTCCGCTGGCCGGCGGCCTGATTTCCGGCTTTGGCCAGCAGGCGGGCGATCAAGCGGCAGCCGCCCAGGCGGCAGCAACTAAAAATTACATTAATAACAACCTGACAACCCAGACGGGTTACCAGCAGCCGTATATGACGGCCGGCACCCAGGCCAGTACGATGCTGTCCAACCTCAACGGGTTGAACGGCGCGTCCGGGCAGGCGGCGGCCGGGGCGGCGTTTCGGACCGATCCAGGCTGGGCGGCGGCGAGTAAATACGCGCAAGACCAGCTCAGCGCGAAAGCAAATGCCTCCGGCAACGGACTGGGCGGTGCGCAAATTGCGCAGCTCTCCCAGTTGGAGGCCGGGCAGATGAATCAGGCATATCAGGACTGGTTTCGCCGCTTGCAAGGGCAGGTTCAGGCCGGGCAGACCGCGACCGGCCAGCTTTCGCAGTTCACTGGCCTCAATGAAAACTCCTACGGCAACGCGGCGTCGGCGCAAGGGTATTATACCGGCGCGGGGATTGCCGCGCCGTATATGGGTCTTGGCGGCGGTCTGGCGGGAGCCGGATCGATGCTGGGCGGCATGTATGGATTGAATGGCGGGTTAGCGCCCAATCAGCGCAGCTTGCAAACGTTGTTTGGCAATAGCAGCACATCTGCTGGAGGGGGCGCGGGCGGCGGCGGTACGGTAGCATCCGGCGGCGGACTTGGGACACTCCCGGCCCTCGCCGGCACATCCCTCAGTTATGGAGTTTAACCCATGTCGATGATGGGCTATGTCACAACCCCGCTGCCGCAGGACCCGGCGAACTATGCCGGGGTGGGGCTGAATATGTGGAATACCATGGAATCGGGCGCCAACCGGTACGACGCCAACCAGCTCCAGCTTGCCAATACCCAGGCGGGCGGCCTGGCGGCGGCAGGGAATTATTCCGGCGCGCAAAATTACATGCTGCAGCATGGCTACCCCGGCCAGGCGCAATTTTACGGCAACCTCGGCCAGATCATCCAGAACCGGCAGGACGAATCGGATAAGGCCGATGTGAACATCGCCGTAGGGCAGGCGCTGGCCCGCGGCGACCGGCAAGGCGCAGCCAATGCGCTCTATAATGCCGGCCGTTTCACCGAGGCGCAAACCCTGCTGACGCAAGGGCAGAATCAGCAAAACACCAGTCTGGGACAGCAGGCAGGCGCCGCCGCGGCGAAGGGCGATTTCGATACCGCCGCCAAGCTGGCCTACCAGAGCGGCGACGCAAAAACCGCCGCATGGTATCAGCAGAAGGCGCAGGAGGCCAAGACACAGCAGCAGGGCGTCATGCTCGATACGGCGCAGAAACTGCGCCGCGCGCTCGCCTCCGCGACAACGCAAGACCAATACGATTCCATCCACGATACCCTCGTCGCCTCCGGCGTGCCGGAAGCCAAGGTACAGCAATACCGGGATTTTTCGAAGAAGGACGAGCACCTGGCCGAACTCGACCGGCATATTACGGTGATGGGGGGAAATCAGCCTGCCGCAGCACAGCCATTGCCAAAACCGGAAACGGGATATCGCTGGAAGATTGATCCGGCTACGAAACAGCCAATTCTTGATAATACAGGGCAGCCTGTAGAGGAGCCAGTTCCAGGCGGCGGCAAAGACTACCAGCCCGATCCGGCAATTGTGCAAGCCATCCGAAGAGGCGCAGTGCTTCCGCAGGAAATCGTTTCGCCGTTTAAACTCGAACATCAAAAGCTTATGTCTGCTGTTTTGGCGGCAGATACTTCAGACGATAAATATAACCAAACTGCGGCGGAAAGCTCGAAAAAAGCATTCGGCCGTTTTAGCGCAATGGGAGCGGACGAAAAAGACACGAAATCGCTCAATCAGCTTTTCGGTCATATCGGTGATTTTTCGAACTCCATTGAAGATTTGGGGCCGTCGAATTTTAGCGCACTGAATTACTTTCAAAACGCAACGTCGCGAGGTGTGGGTTCCGATGCCGTAACGACATTCCTGAATTGGCGCGATACGGTGGGGGGTGAATACGAACGCTTGCTGAAAGGCGGCGTCCCGGATGTGTCGTCAAAAAAGGATTATCAGGATCGCGCTTCCGAAAGAGGATCGAAACAACAGCTAACGACCACGGCCGCAGATACGGCCGAAGCTGCGCTAGCGCGGTTTAAATCCATTGAAAATCAGTATAAAGCTGCGACAGACCCGCGATACAGACAGCCACTGGAATTTTTTAATCCAGAATCGAAGGCAATTGCGTCGTTGACAGCTCAGCGTTGGCAAGAGAATCACCCCGGCGCCGATATACGGAAGAAATATCACGAGCTTTCGGATTACGCACCGGCGGTGATGAATGCGGATGGAAGCGTGAAATACCCGGCAGGGAAGCTTTATACACCGCCTGCACCAGCCGCAGCTCCCGCCCAAGCTGCCCCCGCGCAGCCGCAGGCTCCAATCACTGCAACAGGGCCTGATGGCCATAAAATTATGTTGCAGAATGGCCAATGGGTACCAATGCAATGAACAGCGCGCCCCCGCTGCCGCCAGGGTATACGCTGGACGCGCCAGCGGGTAACGTTCCGCCGCCTCCGCCGGGATATACATTGGATGCAAAACCGGCAGCATTGCAGACGCCTCCCGGCATTTCCGTAACGCCGCCGGTTCCCCCCCCTGCCCCGCCTTCTGTCCCGGCCGCCGCGCCGCCGCCCCCGCCGGGCGGCATCGTCGGCCAGCTCCATGACGCTGGCGCGCGGATGTTCGATCAATTCTCGACGCCATCGCACTATCAGCATTTCTCCGAAGCCGATATTGCGAAAATGTCGCCATTTCAGCAATATGTCCGCCCCTTCGTGGATGCCGGACTAACCACCTACGATATGATCAAGGGCGGCCTCGCCCAGACCGGGCGCGGCCTCGCCGATGCAGCGCGCGGCGGCGGCCAGCCGGGGAATACCGCCGAGGCCATCGCGGGGCAGCTCGTTCCCGGCTTCGGCATGCTGACGGCGCTGGGGGGCGCCCCCTCCACCGTCTACAACCGGATGACCGGCGGCAATGCGCCGGCGCCGGGCCTCGATGTCGCGCAAGGGCTGATGGGCGCCGCAACCGCGCCTGTTTCGGCTACGGCGGAGGTACTGGCGGCGCAGCCCATCGAACATTACACCGGCTCGCCGGTACTCGGCACGCTCGGCTCGCTGGCCGCGCAGGCGGCGGTGCCGATGGGAGAGATGCATGCGCCGGTCCGGGCGGCCGAGGGCGAACGTTTGGGTGCGCCGCTGCCGGGCCGCGCGTTTGATCTGCCGGAATTGATTCCGCATAATGGCGGCTTTGCCGTCGATACCGGCGTACCTTATGGCCCTTCGGACCCCTATGCGGCAACATTGCATCCTTGGGAAAAAGCCGCCCTCGAACCGGAGGCGCCGGCAACAGCGGCGGCGCGCGCCGCCGCCGCGGACAGAGATAATTGGATCGCCACGCCTCAGAGCATCATCGACCGGGCGGAATTGCGCGCCCAGCGCCTGGAGGATCAGGCGGCGGCAGAACGTTCCGGCGTGCGCATGCCGCCGGGGATGCTCATGAGTGCACCTTTGCAAGGCGTAACGCAAACGCTTGGTGAACTGCCCTTTACCAGCCGTCCCATCAGGCAAGCCATAGAGACAGCATACCGCGATTTGGCCAAAAGACGCGAGGATATCGCCGGCGAATTCGGCACCACCTCCGGGCCGGCCGGCCTCGGCGCCGTCGCCAAAGGGGCAATGGACGATACGCAAAAAGCGCTGCTCGAACGGGACAAGGGGGATGCGGAGGCGATTGCACAGAGCCTTGGCCGGTCTGCGAGCGCTCGCGATATGGGGCAAATTGCCAGTGAGGCAATTGAACGATTTCGCGATAAATCGGCGTCTCCGGATGTTATTGGAAAAATGGCAACCGATGAATTGCAAAAATTAAAAGGTGCACCAGCATCCGCCTCCTCATCGCCCTTGCAACTCGCCGCCGCTTACGAACTCGCTGCGCGGGAAATCCCGGAGAATATGTTCAAGGGACGTTCCAAGCCCGATGAGGATCGTTTCATGGGAGGTATGGAAAATACGCGGCAAGTACTGCTAGATATTGCTAAGCGTAATCAGGCAAAATTTTCTCAAACAGAAAAAGATATTCCGCGTCCTGGAATCGGTGAAGGTATCGGGGAAGCAAAAAGCATCAGTGATGCGGCCTATCCTGTTACAGGAAGATCGACGGCCGCGCTTTATGTACGTTCATTGTTAAATACGCCTATCCGTTTTAACATCCAAGCCATGCGCGGCATCCGTACGGACTTTGGCGCCATGGTACGCGCACTGCGTCCGGAAGATGCCGGTACAATTCAGGCGGCCGATCTTGCGCGCATCCAGCAAGCGCAGACGGCTGACATCATCAACTTGCTTGACCGCAATGCCAAGGAGTACGCCGCTAATCCTCAAAAGACTTATGATGTGCAGTACGGCGGCAAAGCCGTAAAAATGACCGGTCAGGAGCTGGCCGCACGCACGCAAAACGCCAAACAGCTCTATTTTGAAGCCGACGCCATGACCAAGGCGAACAAAGAGCACATGGAAACGCTCAAGCGGTTTTACGGCAACGAAACGACGCCTGATCAAATCGGCCGCGCCATCTTTTCCGATGCCACGAGCAAGGCGAGTAATATTGACCGGCTTGGCGCCTTGAAAGCGGCCTTGCGGCCGGCCGAATGGAAGGAGATCGGCGCCGGCGTTCTGCGGGATATGTGGCGCACGAACGAGACGGATTTTTCGCCGGAGGAGTTTCGCAAGGGCTGGCAGCAAATGCCGCCAGAGACTAAACAGATATTGTTCGGCCGCAAAGCCAAGGCTCTCGACGATGTCGCAAACAGCGGATCAGCCGAACAGATCGCGGCGCTCCGGAAAGCCTACGGCAGCCTGCCGGACGAGGCCGTCGCCGGGCGCGTCCTCGCCGATGCCAAAGAGGGAACGCCGGGCAACATCGCGCGGCTACGGCAGCTTTTCGACGCCAGCACACCCCAGCAGGCGAACGAAATTCGCGCCGGCTTGTTCCGCATGCTGGGGCGCGTTACGGGCGATGCCACCGGCATTGCGTCGGAAATAAAATTCAACCCCGGCACTTTTGCCAAAAATTGGAAGGATATGTCGGACGAGGCTAAAAACATGCTGTTCCGGGATACCCCTCACCGGCAGGCTATCGATGATTTTGCGCGGCTGTGCGAGCGCGCTCAGCGTTTTGAAAAAACAGCCAATACATCGCGGTCAGCCTATTCGGCCGCCGGTTTGAGCGAAATGCTAGCACCATTTGCTGCCGCCGGGTCGGCGCTCATGGGACACTGGCAGATGGCGGGAGAAGTGGCTGGCGGCATGGCTGGCGCATATCTCATCGGCAAGGGCTTGTCCAGCACCAGGTATGCCAACTGGCTAACGCGAGCCGTAGAACTGAACGGCAAGGGCGCATCGCCGCTTGCCATGCGGACACACCTCAACACTTTGTATCGCGTTGTCCGCCAGGTGCGCGATCCGGAAGAAAGGGCGGCCGGGATGGCGATGGCAAAAGCTTTTGGCGCCTATCTTCAAGCACACACTCCCGCAGCTCTGCCGGGCGCAGCATCCGCCGGCGCCAACGAACGCAATCGTCAGGCCGCAGCGGCCGGGCTTGGCGCACGATGAACCCGAGGCACACCATCGCGGACATCCCGGCCATGATTCTCAAGAGCGACGGATCGGGGCTGATCTCGAAGACAACGAGCGAAATGATCAATGCGCGCAGCGGAGTCACGAGGCTGGACCGATGAACAAGAGCTGGCGCAATCGAGGCGCGGGCAGAAATGAAATCCCCGCCAGATATGCCGAGGCGACCATCTGACGGGGACCACGCTGAAGGGATTTTGGCAGTCCTCAGCAAGACGGCTTTTAAACCCTGGCGGATAAATGTCAAGGATTTTTGATGACAGATACGGCAAGTGACGACGATTTCCAGGATGCGCTGACGCAGCTCAAATTCCATTTGCAGCAGAACGGCCCGCAGCGCTCCAATTACGCTGCCAAGGGGAACAATGCTTATTATGATGGCGCGGCTTCTCGCGTAACGAGTGTTGCCAAACAGAATTTTCCGGCGCTGACGGTGGGCAAAGACCAAAGACCGCCGGATTATGCCGGGGCGAGCGAGCTGGATTTTGGGCGCCCGGACGCAGCAGCAATGACAATGTCCGAAAACGCTGCGCGCAGTTATTTGTCGCCTCAGGTTTCGAATATCAGCGGCAAGGGGGACCGGGCGGATGTTTCCGGTCCCGGAGCGGGCGCCTACGCGGCCTACTATGGTTCAGTTCCCTTGCGGTACATGTTTCCGCATAAAATGGGTGATACTCCTCTCGGGATGATGGCGCCATCGGTATTCGGCAGTGAAAAAGACAGTCCGCAAGGTAAGCAGGGGATAGGATTGAGTGATATCCTGCCGGGCAGCCTGGGTACAGCAGCCGGAGCGGCCGAGGACCGCTTTCGTTTTGCCTACCCGGATACGGCAGCACAGCAGGATGCGGAGAATTATGCGCGCGGTCAGCAGCCGCAGGATTTTACCGCGATTGGCGTAGGTAGCATCAAATCACCGGGAAAGGGTCTTGGCGGCCTTTTTGGCGGCCTGTTCGGCCGTAAAGTTCAACCGCCCGCCGGGCCGGATTTCAGGTATAATCGCGTCCTTGGCGATGCCGCCATAGCGTTGAAAAACGGCTCGACGATTGCAGACGCGGCAGAATATGCCGGGTTACCGGCTGCAGATTTGGCACGCGTGGTGACGGAAAACCGGGATGCTTTTCAGCAGGCGCATCCATTATCCGATGCGGCCTGGACGCGGCTTGCGAAAGAGGCGCGCGCAATTAAAGCGCAATTGGCATCTAGCCCGGCACCGGCCGCTCCGGCCGCCCCCTTGACGTCATCGGATTTGCCTCCGGCACCTCAAGGCGGCGGATTAACGGCGTCTATCCCCTGGGAGCAAACCGCCCTCGGTAAGCTGGAGGCGACGCGCCGCGCGGAGCAACTGGGCATCGCCGGCACATCCATTGGCGCGGCGCCTGCCGGGCTTCCCCCAGCCGGGCTTGGAGCTGCCGCCAATCCTTGGGGCGCCGAAACCCTGCGCGCACTCGAAGCATATCACGGTAAACCGGAAGGATCGCTGACCTTGAACGATCTCATGAATGAAGACCCCGCCGCGGTGCGGCGCGAGATGGCCAGTTATGCGCCTCCTGCCCAGTCAATGGCGCTTGTACCATCCCCGGCGCCTGCCGGATTGTCCGCATCACTGCCGGTGGACGCCCCGGCGCAGCCGTCCGTAGCGGCACCGCGCACCATCGGCGAGCGCTGGGAGGCGTACTTCAATTCATTGCCCCCGGAGCTGGCCGCACGGGAACGCGCCATGCGCGGGCCAAATTTGGGATCGCAGACCGTACCGCCGCCAATGCCGCCGCTGGAGCGCGCGGCCTGGGAGCGCGTGAATTCGCCGGTCATGAATGAGAATTTGCAGAGCCTGTATCGGCAGGCAGGTGTCACCGATCCGGCGGCATTGGCAGCCGGAGGCCGAGCATCTGTGCCTCCGGCTACTCCCGTGAATGTGTCGCCAAAGCCGGCACCGGCGGCCAAGGTCAGCCCGCCCCCTGGGGATGGCATCAAAACGCCTTCGGCTGGACAAATCAGCCAAGCGCAAACAATCGTGCAAAAACATGAGGAGGCAAACGGCGTGCCAATGAAGCGGTTCACGCCTGCACAACGTCTGGCGGTCTACAATGATCTAAGGCCGGTCATGGGTTCCGTCCCGCCAACAAAGTGGCCGCCGTTTGTGAGGTAGCATTATTTCGCAAACTGTCCCATTCCTGGAATAAATAACCGGTTTTGGTGACCGGCTGCGTAACACGGGCGCGGCGTTGTTCTAATGGCAATGGGCACCGGCCCATCCCCGGCGCCTGCCAAACCCCCGGCTCCGTCTCGTCAAGATCAACAATCATGCCTTTTTCCTTCCGGAATAATGCCACTTCCTTGGAGCGAGAACATCTTCAACCGGCTGACCTTTTCGTAATCTATCGTAAATGGCCTGATATGACATGTCGAGTTCTGCTGCCCATTCCTTGAGGGAAAGGGTGCGGCCATTGAGGGTTAGTTTTGTGGCAGGGCGCCCGTTACGGGCGTACCACCGATGAGGCCGCAATACTTCCTTAATCGGCAATCCCTGACGCAGACGCCACCAAATTGTCGCTGGAGTAACCCCCAGCTCCTGCGCCCATTCTGTCAAGGATTGCTCGCGGCCTTCGAGTGTCAAATATCTCAGAGGTTTCATAAAATTTCCCAGGGTGTTTTAGACACTGATTTTTAACATCCTCCTTATTCTTTATCAAGCCTTTAATGGTTCTTAACTGCCCTTGTGGCATTATATCGGCATGACCGTACTCACCGAATACCGCTCCGCCGGAACGCAATTTTTCACCAGCACGGGGGCGCCCCTCGCGCTCGGTGTGTTGACCTATTACCAAGCCGGCACGACGAATTACGGCGTCACCTATCAGGATAGCGGCGGCACAACGCCGAACGGCAATACCATCACGCTGGATTCGGCCGGCCGCCTGCCGGTCAGCGTCTACTTCTCGACGCTATATTCCTACAAAGAACTGTTGCAGGACGCAAGCGGCGCAACGATTTCACCGTGGCCCATCGATAATATTCCACCAACGCCCTCGGCATCCACACCAAGCAGCTATGCAGCCGCTTATTGGCCAACGGTCACCAAAAGTGCAACGGGAATTCTAACCACCGCCGATCTGCTCGGCAATCTGATCGAAGGCGTTACCACCTCGGCAGGGATCGCCCTGACGCTGCCCTCCGCCGTTACCGCGGGCAATGGTTTTGGCGGCATCATCTCCAAGCCCGTTTCGGCCAATACGCTGACCGTCAATACTCAGTCGGCACAAACCATCAACGGTACATCGTCCGTTGTCATGACGGCGCAGTATGACGCCTATCTGTTCATCTCCGATGGCGCCAACTGGCGCGCCTCCGAATGGATTTACGGCAACTCCATCACGCCGGACAAGCTCGCTGCGACGATTATTTCCGGCATGACGGCTGTCACATCCGTGGATCGCAGCAACGACTATTACATGATCCACAGCAATGCTGCGGGTGCGCCGCGCAAGGCGCTGGTAAAAATGGCGGAGCGTTATCCGGACGCAATGCCGTCGTGGCGTATCCTCAACCAAACCACCGCCACGCCGCCCGGCAGCCCCTCGGAGGGCGATGCTTACATTGTTGCAACCGGCGGTACGGGGGCCTGGTCCGGCTGGGACGGCACGATTGCCCACTACTTTAACGGCGCCTGGAAACAGGAAACGCCCGGCGAAGGCTGGTACATTTGGGATTTATCGGCGCATGCGGAATACATCTACACAGGCGCCGTGTGGACACCAAGCCTTGGCCTAAACGGCGCCACGCTGCTCGCCACGCCGCACGGCGGCACGCTCAAGGTTGGCATGTGGGAGGAATCCCTCACATTGTCGGGAGCCTCCACGAATTCCGTTAACACCTTGCCTAATCAGGGCGTTGTTTTCGGTGTCTCCACCCGCGTGACAACAACCATCACCAACGGGACCGGGGGCACCACATTTGAAGTTGGCACCAGCGGTAACGCCAGCGCGTTCGGCTCTAGCCTGCCTTTGACGGCCGGCACCACCAATCAGGGTGTTTCAGTGCAATCCACTTATGGCGGCAACGTCGTCGTGACACCCTCGGCTGGTTCATTCACTGGCGGCGTGGTCCGGCTGACTTGCTATTACGCCACGATCTCCCCCGCAACTTCGTAAGGACTCCATGCGAGAAACCCTGAAACGGCCTCAGCCAAAGAGCGTGCGGCTGCAAGAGGTGGCAGAAAACCACCGCCACATTCAAGCTCGCGCCCTGCGCGCGGATGCCCATCAAGCGCTTTCGGAGCTGGCTCATGAATTTGGGCCGGATTTCGGCGGATATTCTTTGACGGTTTTCAACCGCCGGGGATGCGTTTTGTCGGCATTCAATTGTGCCCAGACTCCCTTTGACCGGCGGGAGTTTCCCGGCCGCGTCCATAGTGCGCTCAATCAGATGATTGCCGCATCCCTTCCTAAACCAAACGTGGAGTAATGCGTATGCATAAAGAGAAACCTGCCCCTCAAGGAGAGCTGCCCCTATGACGGCCTCGAATTTCGAACGTTCTCTGGCCGTCACTCTTCAGCAGGAGGGCGGCTTTTCCAACGACGCCGCCGACCACGGCGGCCGGACGATGCGCGGCATCACGCAGCGCGAATATAATGCCTGGCGGCGCCGCAAGGGCGAACCGGACGCCGATGTAAAAAGCATCAGCGAAAAGGAAATCCGCGACATCTACAAAAACAGCTACTGGCTCCCGTGCGGCTGTGACGCGCTGCCTCCCGGCCTTGACCTATGCGTTTTTGACTACGGCGTTAATTCCGGGCCATCACGCGCCATCCGGGAATTACAGACCGTCTTGGGTCTCCCGCAAACCGGCAAGCTGGCAGCAGCAGACGCCGCCGCGATCCTCGATCATCGCAACATCTCTGAGCTGGTAGACGCGTATTGCGATGCGCGCGCGGCCTTCCTGCGCCGCATCGGGCACGGCAGCCAGAGCGTATTCCTGCGCGGCTGGCTGTCACGCGTGAGTACGATCCGGCACGAGGCTCACGGCATCCAAGGGCTGCAGCTCGCTGGCGTTCCGGCCGCTCCGGCGCCGTCGTTGAGCATGGGCAGCACCGGCGAGGACGTGAAAACACTGCAAACCAAGCTGCGCGCCCTCGGCTATCCGGCCGGCTTGGTTGACGGCAATTACGGCCCGGCAACGCGCCGCGCCGTAATCCTGTTCCAGGAACAGGAAAAGCTCGACGGTACATCCGGCGAATGGGCGCCGGAAGACTGGGCCGTTCTCGATGCGGCCAAGCCGATTCTCGAAGACCGCGCCGGCGCCACCGCTGCCGATCTCGACAAGGCGGGCGATACGCAAATCGCCCGGCTGCGCTGGATACGTCCCATTCTGACGTTTGCCGGTCTGGGCTGTCTGGCGGGCGGGAACGGGGATGAGCTGAAATCCTTCCCCGAGACCATGAGTGCGGTGCAAGGTGCGATTCAGCCTATCGAGGATGTGCTGGCCTGGGCCGGTCATAATTGGTGGCTGCTCGGGCTGCTCGGCATTGCGGCTATTGCGGCCATTGTCGAACTCTGCATCCGCGAACATCTCGTTGCATTCCGGACAGGCGCTTATCAGGGACCGGCAAAATGACGCCATTCGATTTTTACACACTCCTTTGTCTCGTAGGAGGCTGCTGCGGGATGATAGGATTTTTGCTGGGGATCATCCCCTATATTGCCGTCAAAATCAGGGAGTCTCTCGATGCTTAGTTTTTTGGCCGGCCTGTTCGCTCCTGGCGCCTTCATATCGTCGTTCGGCTCGATTGTGGCCGCCCTTATCACCGGCATATTTTCCGTGATCACGGCCCTGGCATCGAGCGCGGCCGGCCGCTGGTTTCTGGCTGCCTGCTTGGTGTTTATGCTATGGCTCGGTGTGCGGTATTATTATATCCAGGAAGGCCGCGATTTGGAGGCGGCGTACCGCACGGCGCTCGTGCGGGCTGAGGTGATCAAAGAGGTTGCCGCGAAATGCCCAGCAAGTGCCCGCAGACGGTAAATTCACGTAGAAAAACGGTGCCAGAAAACGGAAACGGCCGGGGTGCCTACTTCGATTTGACGAAAGGGACGCTGCCGATTATCACCGCCGTGACATTGATCGTCGGCGCCATAGCTCTCGCATATCAGGCGGGCGGCTTTACAGCGGCCTATACCGCATTTCAACATGAGACTGTTGCTAAGATCGCCGCGATGGAACAGCAGCTCATCAATATCTCAAATGCGATTGAGCAAATGCGCACTGAACAGCAGGGGCGCAAAAAATAAGGGCCGGAAATCCGGCCCTTATCCGTTTCTAGATACCTCGCGGGCATCCGCAATCGCTGCATGAGCTGCTGCTGGACGAATTCCATTTCGAGCAAAATGGACACCACCATCCGGTGGAGAAAAATATTCTCAGTCTCATTTTTCCTCCGGCGCCGGCGGTTCCTGAACGGGTTCCGGAGCGAGTTCCGGAGCTTGTTCATCCGGCGGCTGATGTTCGAAGGGCGGAACATTATGCCCATCGTCCGGTGTATAAAAAGGGTCTTGCTGTCCGTTTCCGTCCGGCTGGCCATTGCCGCCGCTGCAGATGAAATCATGAAATTGCATGTTGCTCTCCTTTTCAATAAAGATGCCCGGTCAAGCCTCGGGAGGGGACATTCAGCTTGACCGGGCCATTATCCAGTGTGGGCTTGGGGGCGATAACACTGGATATTCCCATGGGCAGAGGGAAAATTGCTGCCGGAAGGCGTCCCTCATGCGGAACCCGCCTGACCCGCACGATCTTCCGGCAGCTCCAACCCCGTTACGAGTTGGAATAGGACCTCACAGCGGCGAGCGACCGTTTGTACCGAACAAACAAACCCCCTGGGGTCCGCTGTGAGGGTTTTACGGTTCTGCAGAAAAAGCCCATCGGGGAAGGAGGCCCTGGCCTAGAGAATGTTAGACCACTTTTCCCGCAGTCCGTAAACTGCAAATTGACAAAAAGCTGCCGCTATCCACGGATTGGAGGCCTGCTACTGAAAGGCCAGCATAGAATAGCGGCAGTTGAGTTTCTTACCTGGCACCACAAGAGCTTCCGTCTCTTGGGGTGACACTTTCTTAGCAGATAGTTAATCGCAAGGCAAGGGCAAAGTTTTGCAAATAAAGAACCCGATATCGCCGCATCCATAATCGCAATACCACATCTTGACTTTGTGTCCCGGCAATACCGCTTGTACGATATTGGATGCAGCCGCGTCGTTATCAACCCGGACAATGCCAATTGCCGTAGGCTTTACTTCCGCAGCGAGGTAATCTTCCAGCGTGCACGCAAAGACGGGGATGCGTTCCAGCAGGGCATACGGGCGTTTAGAGGAGTTCAGCATCAGGGTAGCCACCGTAACCAAAAGCCCAACGCCAGTGCTACCACTGCAAAGGTGGCCATAAATGCCCAGACCATGGCCCAGCGGGCCGCCGAACGGGCACCGCGCCATGATTGCTCCGCCTCCGCTTCGAGTGCCTGAGCATTCTCCACATGCCTCATAAATTCAACCATTCCCATGGCGAAATAATTCACGCGAAGCTGTTCAGCCGGCGTCAGCGAAGCGGGCGGTAATCCATCCTCCGCCAGGTCTGGTCCAGTGTCATTGACTGTATGCATTGTCATATTCCCTGCTGCCGTTTCACAATGTGGTTACCAGCATTTCGCCGTAATTTCAGGGCGAAATTGTGGCGATGATAAAATTCCGGTTTACTAGTGAGAGTTTTTTATGCTTTTGAGGCATTTTTAACGGGGAAAATTGGCGACGCTTAATTGTCCGGTAACTCTTCCTATTTCCTAAACTTAGGAAGAATGATTTTGTTAACTAGTTGTTTTCCTTAATTATCATACAGATTTTGAGTCTGCCGCGTATACCAATTCCGCCACTGGGGCCTTATTTTTCAATGGGTTACACCATCATATTTTTGCCGTTTTCCATCCAATCTTCCTAAATCTTCCTAAATCTTCCTAAAATCTTCCTAGGTTCTTCCTAAAAGTCTATTTAGGAAGCGCCTAGGAATTCTATTATCGCCCATACCGGCGCGCGTCAATTGGTAATAGATCATTCATGATACTCGAACATTCGGCCATATGCGCCGGGGCGTATTTTGCATACCGAAGCGTCTGATTGATGCATTTATGCCCCATCCAGATTTGCACGCGCGGGATTTCCACACCATTTTGCACCAGCCGCGTGGCGCAGGTATGCCGGAATGTATAGACGACTGCATCATCTCCTAGCCAAGAAAGATGCTCCCGCAGCTTCCCCCAGAGATCGCGTGTTGCCGGCAATCCGGGATGCGCCCAAGTGAACGGCCCCTGGTTGCGCTCGGAAAGCTCGCCCATCGCCTCTACGGCGGCCGAGGCTGCCTCCGGCATACGCAGGCAGCGGGGCGTCGTGTTCTTGGTAATCGTGCCGTCCAGGTCGCACATCTGCCCTTTGAACGATGCCCATTTGAGCCGGTATGCCTCAATCGGCCGGCATCCCATGATGACCAAAAACGTAAACAGGGCGGCGTGACGGTCAAATTTCCATGCCTGGCATGTCTCAATGATGGCTCGTACTTCCTCGTCGGTAAACCACCGCATGCGGCCCGCGCCAACAGCACGTTTGTGCATCTCTGGCTTTCTCGCAATGATGCCCAGGTGCACAGCCTCTTTTGCCAGAGCGCTGATGGCGGCTGAGTAATGATTGACGGTGTTCCCCGATACCTTGGCATCGTATTCGCGCAGGAATCGCGTTACAGTCACGTCAGAGAGCGCCTCGGCGGCGGGCATCGTATCGCCGCACCATTCGACATATCGCAGAGCATTGCCCGTGGACGCCTTCCTGGCGGTCTTGCCATCGGCATATCGCGCCGATTTATGGGCAGGGTTGCCCGTCCAGCGTTTATCGTCCACGCGCCGGTAAAGCTGCCCGATGGTCAGCCCCGGAGCTTGGCGTAAAAAAGAAGCCGGCGCTATGGGGGGCACCGGCTCTGGATCGGGTTTCTTCTGACGGCATTCCGCCGCGTATTTTTCAGCTTCGTCCCGCTGGCTGAAAGTCCGGTCGATTTTTTGACCGGCAACAGTCACTTTGACACGCCAGCCGCTACCGTTTGGATAAATCCCTTTCATTCTTCAACTCCTTCTTCTTTCTTTTGCCTTTGGCTGCTCTTAAAGCGGGAGGCCGCGCACGAGATGAGGCTTCCAACAGCCGGTTGCGCCAATAGAGATAACGGCCATTGACCCGGCATTCGAACCCTTGCGTGCGCATCTGTTTAATCCATGCTTGAAAGGCAGGCTTCCCGGAAAATCGCAGTAGTACGATTGCCTCTTCTGCCGTTAACATGGGCTGTTCATCTGTCATTCGGCTCTCGTCGAAATTTGCGGTGATTTAGCGTCTTTTGCGCGTTTGTAGGCTAATTTATTCGCCTGCCGCCTGGCAAGGATTTGTTCGTGCGTGACAACAGGAAAAGGGCGGCCGGGGATAGCCGGCTTGCGCGGCGCGGGCAGTTCACCGGCCGCGATGGCCGCTTTTTTGAGGATGCGCTTGCTCTTGGCGATTTTGCCAATGTCAACTTTCGTTTTGGCCTTATGGCAATCCGAGCAGATGTACCATTCGTTTTCCGGCCCATCCTCGCCATCTAGAGCCAGCGGCGTCATGTGGTCCCGCTCGACGGCATCCCGCTTCAGTTCACATCCACATTCCGGGCAGGACAGTTTGGCCTGCCGGAAAATGATGTCGAGCACGTGCCGCTCGGGGCGAGCCTTACGCTGGCGCCCGAGCTTTGATTTCCTCGGCTGAGGCATATCGGCAGTATTCGAAATCCCATTCTTCATCATCGTCGGTTGACCAGCCATCCCCCCTAAAATAAGTTCCAGTGATGCCCTGTATTAGATATACTCCGGGCTCTTCCAGATCGACATATTGATCCATCCAATAGTCGAATCCTACACCTTCATTTATCCACATAACAGAGGACTCGTTATCGTAGCCCAACACTTCGATGTCATAGCGATATACTCCACAATCTGTGCAGGAAAAAATCTCAACCAGTAGCCAGCCTGGATCACTATAGCGTGGCAATGGCGGATCATCCTCGACGGGCTCCGCACTGATGGACAATGATTCAAGCATTGGCGGCTTCCGCATCCCGCTTCACCGCATAATGGAGTAACGCCAGCGCGTCGGCTTCATTGTGGTCCTTTGGATCATGCCCTTTCGCCTGCATGGCGGCGATCATCAAATCCTTGCTGGCGTTCCCCTTGCCAGTCGCTGCCTTTTTTATCGTGCCCACGGCCACACCCTCATAGGGGATCGAATTTTCCTCGCACCATGCAGCGAGAGTCGCCAGGAATCCGCCATAGACGTGAGCATCGCTGACGGCGGCATGCGCACGGACTTCTTCGAACACCACGCGCCCCGGCTTCGGCATCTGGCCAAGCATGCGCTGAAACCGGACAAACCGCATCCCGGCACCCGAGTACCGGTCCGGCTTCAAATCCCAAACGCCGGAGAGAACCTTGCCGGCCGAGCGCATGGCCCAGCCGGTTTTCGTGCCCAGATCGAGGGCGAGTATGTCAGTCACCCGCCGCCTCCCTGATCTCATATTTCGGGACAAACGTGCCCGACACAAACCCGCGCCACGGCTTGCCATATCCGGCAATCTCCACGGCCACGGTCTTGCCGCCGAGAGCGATAGGCCATGCCTCATCATGATCGGCCGCCCGCATGAATTCCGCCAGCGCCCCCTTCATGGAAGTGGCGTGACACGAGAATCCCTGGCCTCTGATGCCCAAATCCTCGCAGGTGATACGGTATGACCGCATGCCGCGGTCCTTGACGTCTGCGCGCCGCTTCTGGGCGCCCTTGATACCCTTAAATGTGCCGTGCATGGATTAATCCTCCCCTTGGTCTTCGGCGTAAACATCGCCATTTTCCAGCGTGCATTCACCGTTTTTTGTATTCCATGACCACGAAATGCAAATGTTGCCGTACATTTCGATGATTGCCTCGGCCCACAGCTTGGCGCCCTCGGCCCGCAGCTTGGCGCCCTCGGCCCGCAGCTTGGCGCCCTCGGCCCACAGCTTGTCGCCCTCGGCCCGCAGCTTGGCGCCCTCGGCCCGCAGCTTGGCGCCCTCGGCCCACAGCTTGGCGCCCTCGGCCCGCAGCTTGTCGCCCTCGGCCCACAGCTTGTCGCCCTCGGCCCACAGCTTGTCGCCCTCGGCCCACAGCTTGGCGCCCTCGGCCCGCAGCTTGTCGCCCTCGGCCCACAGCTTGGCGCGATTCGACCACGCGGCGTGTAGTTGCAATTTGATTGTCATGTCACCCTCCAATCTTGCCGTTAGCGATGGCCCAGTATCCAGCCAGCGCGGTCTTCTGATCGCGGATTTGCCCGTTGAGCAGCAAATCCATGAATTTGGCCGCGGGGAAGCGCAGCACCTGGATGTATTCGCCATTCAGGCCGCCGCGCGCCGGGGTTTCCTGCCCGGCAAACGGCGCGTAAAACACCGTGATGATTTCCGAACTGCCGCCCGGCGAGGAAAAGCATTCGCTGATCATCTCTAGGCCCGCAGGCTCAAGGATAATGCCAGTTTCCTCGCACACTTCGCGAACAATGGCCGTCACGGCGTCATCATCCTCCCTATCGATCCGCCCGGCGGCCAGTTCCAGCAGGGTGTCGCCAAGGCTGCGCCCGGTCACGGCCGGATACCGCCATTGCTTGGTGAGGATGATTTCCCCCGTGACAACGTCATGCAGGAGCGCCGCCACGCTATCGCCGGGATCGAAGGAGATGCGCTTGACCTTCTCAACCAGCCGCCCGGCCTCGTCTTCGACGGTGATCAATCCTTCACGCAGTTGAAACGGACCGAATTTCTGGCAGATTTCGCTGCCGATTTTGTATTTGAATGTCATCTCAATCCTCTGTTTCCTTGGCGGCACGAACTCTCATACGTGCGCCACATTTCAATCAGCATAAAGGCGGCGTCCTTCCGGGACTGCATGACTTGCCAAGCCCCGGAGGCCGTCACCCATTCGTCAAGCGCGGCCTTGTAAGCCGGCGTTGAGCGGGCCGTATGCTGGCGCAACGTCGCCGCGCCATCGGCCGCCACCACTTGCAAGGCTTCGACGTGCTTCAGCATCGCCTCAGCCTTCACCAGGCGCTCGCGGGCAATTGCCATATCGTCTGGCATTCTGTCCGCGAGCCATTGCATATCAATCTCCACGCGCCGGTAAAGCGCATCAATCGACCTGTCGGAAAGCCTCATCTGTACGGCAGCCCGTCGTCATCGTATTCCGGCTTTGGCTCATCCCGGCGTCTGCCATAGTCCCGCGGATCGTCGCGCTCGCTCCGCGGCCGGTCATCGTCCCGGCCAGCCTTGGCGCGGGCGTAGGCATTGCTGCTGCCCCGGCGGTCCCGGTCCTGGTCATGATCCCGGCGCTTGTCATTGCTGCGCTTATCGCCGTCATTCTCTTCGCAGAGACCGGAAAAAATGTCAGTGCCATTTTTGGCTTGCGTGCGCCTATCCCAGCAGGCGATTTTCAGTTGATCACCCTGCCGGAACGTAAAATCCTCGTTGAATGTAATGAGCCCTGTCATTTGAGGAGCTTTTGGGTTGCGCGGCCGGGGATCGAAGAAAATCAGGGCGCCAATGTCCGGCTCTGGATAGTCCTGCTGACGGTTGCCGCCGCCCCGATTCTGACGCTGGTATCCGCTCATGCGGCCTCCATCTTGTTCAAAAGCTGATGCATTTCGTGACAGCGGAGGAATGCGTCTTCCGCCGTCTTGTCCCGGCTCATCAAATGGGCCTCGAATTCGCCGGTCTCCTTCGAAAACCGCACGATCAGCCGCCCGTTGATGGCCTTATCCAATTCTTCTTCAATCGCGATCCCGTAAGCCGCGAGCTGAAGCTTGTGCTCCAGGTAGACGCCCTTGGACGTCTTAAAATCGCCGACGACGAGCAGCCCGTCTACCATGCCGAAAAAATCTGCCGTGCCGGCGAAGTGCCAGCGCTTGGAGTAGACCGGCCGTTCAAGCCCGCCATCAAACGGCGTCACGTCATGCTCATCAAGCCAGCGTTCGAAGGCCATACAGGCATTGACCACGGCGTCATCGGCATTCGCCGGCAGCAGCACGCGCTCATCCTTGCGGGCGATGCGCTGGCGTAAAATCTGCTCGGCATATCCATGCACCATAGTGCCTTTGTCCGCTGCCGCGCGGCTGATCCGGCAGTGCGCGCCGGCCGCCTCGCCGCACAGAGCGGACATTTCGTCGCGGCTCATGCCCTCGCGGTAATAATCCTCGATATATCCAGCCGCAGCGCCCGCAGCCCAGGTGATCAGCGCCGGCTTGTCCAGCCGTTTCAAGATCGTGGTGACGCCGGGGCAAAGCTTCTCGCCGGGGGCGTAGCTTTGTGCATGATTTTCGCCTGCTTCGTCTTCGATCCAGTAGGCATGCGATTTCCGGCCAATAGACCCCCGGCAAATGTGAATATTGCCGTCATAAATCCATTGATCCACATCGCGGGTAATCGTCGGCGCACGCTCGGCTTTCGGGGCGGAGCGGCGGTCTTTGACTGTACTCATCGGGGAATCCTTTTAGCGGGCGTTGCCCGTAGTTTACGCGGAAACTGTTGCCGGAATATTGACAATCCAATCCCCGGCAGCACATGGAATCTACACGCCAAACCCCGCAATTGTCAACACATCTCCGCAAAAAACCGCAAATATGCGTAATTTTCAATAAATCGCACCTTCGCCGGAAATCACCCGCTAACCACGCCGGCAATCCCCCCCCCAGGCGGCAACCACTCCGCAACCAATCCGCGCCATCCTGATCGCTGCGCCCGGCCATATTCCCCGCGCCACAGGACAAACAATCCCCGTCCCGGATATCCATGCAAAACCAGATCGTTGACTGGCAAAACACCATCGCCGCCTCGGCCCTCCCGCCGATGGCCCGGCATCTCGCCCATGTGCTGGCGCTGCATTTCCTGCGCGGCATCCCGGCTGTGCCATCTCAATCGCAGCTCGAACGGCAAATGGGCATCGTCAAAAACACCCTCAAAAATGCTCTTCACGCCCTCGATAAAGCGGGGGTAATTCGCATCGAATGGTCGCGCCCTGTGCGCATATGGCCGGTGTTGGACTGTCAGCCATTGACACCTAACTGTCAGCTCCTGACAGAGGATAAATCTGCCACAGTGTCAGTCACTGACAGTCCAGTGTCAGCTATTGACACCCCTCCCTGTCAGCCGCTGACAGAGGCAGGTTTGCCACAGTGTCAGCCACTGACAGTTAAGTGTCAGTCACTGACAGAGCAAAATCCCCCCTCCCCTTCCCCCCATACCCCCTATCCCCTACCCCCTGAAAAAACATTTTTTTCAGTCGCTGATATGCCAGCCCAAGAGCGATCTGCATACAATCGCCGCGATCCCTTCGAATTGAACCCGGCGAATTGCGACGCCGACAGGCTGCTGTGGTGGGGGAGCGATGGACGCCTATACGCCGCGCCGGCGATGGAAGCCGAGATTTCCGCCGCGCTCCCCGGCCGCCCGCTCCGCAACATCCTCGACGAAATCGCCGGCTGGATACCAGGGGGCTGCCAGGGGCTGACGCTGCTGACCAAGGTGCGATCCCAGATCGCGAAGCAAGCAGATTTCGCCGCCCGGCGGGCCGCCGCTGACCAAGCCAAAATTCAAACACCGGAGAAAAAACGCCGTGATGCCAGCTATGTCCCATGGGTCTGACGATGCAAGAAATCCCTGACCATCTCCGCGAGGCCATCCTCGCCCTCGCCCGCCGCGGCAAACCGGGCCACTGGCTCCGCTGCCGCTGCCCTTTCCCGGATTGCGCCGGTAAAAAACGCCCCAATTTTGCGATCAAGGTGGACAATGAGGGAACAGGCTATTTCTGCCCGCGCTGCGGCGCCAAGGGGAAAATTTTCTCAGTTTCATTGGGACTATCTGCAAAGCCGCGGTATCGCCAATGCAATGCAGGCGATTGGCGCCCGCACCGAAACGTCCCGGCAGGGTGACGTCATCGCGCTGCCCTACGGCGGCGATATGCTCAAGGTCTACGATCCGGCGCGCCGCGACGATCCCTGGCGGCAATGGAAACCGAAAGAACAGCGCCTGCCTCTCTGGCGGCTCGCCGATATCGATTTCACGCAAACATGGGTGCTCACCGAGGGCGAATGGGACGCGGCAACGGCATTCGAGGCCGGATATCGCAACGTCACATCCTTGCCGGACGGCGCCTGCCAGCCGAATGAGGAAACCCCCGCCAAATCCGGCAAGCTGGCCTGTGTCCGCGAAGCGTGGCCGCGAATCTCCTCCGGTAAGGGGCATTGCATCCTCGCCCTTGACAACGACGGTCCCGGCCGGACCACGCAAAACGTCCTCATCGACATCCTTGGCCGCTGGCGCTGCCGCGCCGTCGAATATCCCGAGCACCCCAAGGCCAAAGGCGACAACGGCCGCTGCAAAGACCTTAACGAGGTCTACCAGCTATTCGGCATGCGCGCCGTCAAAGATTGCCTCGACGGCGCCAAGCTGCTGCGCCTGGAAGGCGTATTTAAGCCGGATGAAATCGCGCGCGGCGAACCCCGGCAATTTTACGATGTCGGATTGCCGGGCTTCGACATGCTCTGGCGCCCCTATCGCGGCTCGCTCTCTGTCATGACCGGCTACCCCGGCCACGGCAAATCCCAGGTGATGTATCACACCCTCGCCAAGCTGGCCGAGCAGGGGTTGACCTGCGCCGTATTTTGGGGAGAGGCCGATTTCTGGGAGGACGTGCACCCCTGGTATCACGCCTATCTCTACGGCAAAAACCGCGATGATGAAACCTACTCCAAAACGACGGATTGGCTGCAAGAGAATTTCACCATCATCTCTCACGATGTCGAGCCGCTCTCGAAATTGCCGACCATGGAATGGTACATGGAAAGCGTGATGGAGGCGAAGGGCCGGTACAATGTGGACGTATCCGCCATCGATCCTTTCAACAAGCTCATGCACATTCGCAAGCCGGGCGAATCGCAGACGGAATATATTGGCCGCGTGCTGGCGGAATACTACAACCTGCTGACAACCTACCGGATGATTGGCCTCATCAATGCGCATCCTGTCAAGCCTCAGAAGGGTGATCTCCGGCCGCCCACAGCTTACGATATCGACGGCTCCGCGCACTGGTACAATTCCCCTGAATTCGTCGCCACAGTATTCCGCCCATTCCCCGATCAATGCGGGCTATCCATTTCGATGGAGAAGACCGGCCGCGGCCGCGGCTCCGGCATAAAAGGCAAACGCCTTCTTGTATTCGATTCAGATATCAATCAATACAAAACTCCCGCCGAATTGAATTGGCCGGCTCATATGATCCAAGAAGTGGCGCAAGCCTGTGAATGAGCCTTGACATTTTCAGCGGCGCATTTCAGAACGTGCTTGTAAATTAGAAATCTTCGCGAAAGGGTTATTGAATGTCTGAGCATGAGGAAGGCCGGTTTTCTGGAAAGATGGATGTGAAGGCGTATACTGAGCGGTTGTATCGTATAGCTGGGGTGCTTTCGATTGCCGGGGAGCATTTGGAGGGATTGGCGGCCGGAATGAGAGTTTTCGAAAGCAGGTGCGATACCGCACCCGGTCAAGATTTTATGGCGTCTCTTATTCGGGACATTGAGAAATCGATGTTAGAGAAATTCGACGATGCGATGATGCTGCTTCTCAAGGTGGCTCACGCCGCAGAGGCAGCCGGCGGCGTTATCGGTTCAGATGAGACATTGTATGCCGAAATCCAGGCGTTTTTGCAGAAGAATATTGTCCTGGAAAAAGTTGAATTAGGCGAAACCGAAATCCGCGAATTCGAGCGTGAATGTGCAGGAGCTGATAAACCGGTTGACAAATCGGTTACTGACGCCTAAAAAGGCTGCATCTCATTGATGCCGAGATACTGCTTTTTGTGATTGAAACGGCGCCCCTGCCAGGGCGCCGTTTTTCGTGGTGCAAATTATTCGGTGAGTTTCTTTAGCGGGATGACTTCCCCTGACACCTGGATACTCTCCGATGGGGGGCATTTTCCCGAGAGGGTAAAGCGGGTGTTGAACAAATCGGCCTGATCGATGGCTTGTTGCAGGATGATCAGCATTTCGGTGGCGCGACTAAGAAAGTCCGGCGCGGTATCGGCATTTGTCCGTAAGTAGGTACCGATTTCCCGCTGCAATCTCTCTGCCTCTTTTTGCCGGGCGAAACGCTGGTATGCCAGCATTTTTTGTTCGTCCGTGGCTTCTTTATGGGCCGCATCAAGAATTGACATTATCCCGCTCCTTTTTCCACTCGGTGTAATGGTGGATGGCTTCCATGAGCGCGGTGAGATCACGCTCGAAGACTCCGCCTGGCGTTACGGAAAGATCGGCGGCGGCTTTGCGTACAGGTCCGCGCCTAATGGTTTCTTCACGTAATTGGTCTATAGTTGGCTGTGCGGGCGGCAATGGTTGTTCCATGATTTTTTCCCTGTAAAAAGGGCCGGGATTTGGCCCCGGCCCGGTAGATTAATGGAAGGTTTCGCCGCTGGCAATAACCGGCGTGAGTAACCCGGCTCTATATTCAGCAGTCCGTAATGTGCATGCAATTTCAAAGCGTCTCCCGGCCATGATGTTGTTGTGCAGCAGCAGCCATAATCCGGCAACCTCCGCAGCCTCATCGGCCAGCGCATAGTGTCCGGCTTGCCGGAGCTGCCCTTCCAAGGTGATGCATTCCGCCCATTTCCCGAGCGGGTTGGTGTCTGTCATGAGCTGCTTTAGCGGATCGTGTGTCATGTTAGCGGTCTCCTATGAAGGTCTTGCGGATTGCCAGATAGAGGAAATAGACCGCGCAATAAGCAAGAGCGAGGCCGATTCCCAATCCTAATCCTTGCTGGAGGATATAGGGCCAGTTGAGTTGTGATACGTTCATGCGTGGTTCTCCTTTTTACAGTTTCCGGCTTTCACCGTTCCTGCTGCCCTACGGGAGAGCAGCACCTCCTTTGTTTTCCGATAACTCATTTCTACCAACAATTACCCCTCTCGTCAACACTTTTTTAACACTCTCACAGTATTATTTCAGCATAACTCTGTATTCACTCAGCACCCGAGCAACAACTTATGGCCAGACTCGCCTCCACATACCGCGCCGCCCGCCGAAACGCCGCCAGATCAACCCGCGCCCAGCAGATGAAACAAATCCGCCAGCGCTTTGGCCTCTCCTGGAAAGAGTTCGACAGCATGTGCGCGGAATTTCGCCGGCAGTATCACGGTGAGGATATGCGCTGCTTGGATGCGCGTTGTATACCCTCAAGACAGTAACCTACTGACCATCTAGTGACCGTCAAGAAACCGCCTAACGCTGGAAAAGGCCGCCCCAAGGGGAGCAAAAACAAAGCCCCCCTCAAGCTTCAGGAAGCCATCGCCTACGCTTTCGAGAAAGCAGGCGGCGGCGACTACCTGCTAAAAATCGCCCAGGATGATCCCCGCACATTTTGCGGCCTTCTGGCCAAAATGCTCCCCATCGCCCTGGCTGGCGACAAGGAATCCCCCATCGAAATCCATGTCACCGCCGACAAGCTGCGCTCCGAAATTGAACGCAAACTGGCTCGCATCGCTGAGCCCCCAGAAACGGAAGGACTGGCTGGACAGCCTGACACCTGATGAACTTGAACACCTTCAATACGACTGGCAATTCTGGGGGAGAGACGCCCAGCTACCTCCCGCCGGGATATGGCACACATGGCTCGTCCTTGCAGGCCGCGGCTTCGGTAAAACCCGTTGTGGTGCTGAGTGGGTTCGATCTTGCGTCTGTGGGGATACTCCTCTTACTGGGGGCGGGTATGGCCGTATCGGCATTGTGGCTGAAACAGCATCCGACGCAAGGGATGTCCTTGTGGAAGGCCCTGCTGGCTTGCTGGCCATTCACCCTAAAGACTTCCGCCCCGCCTACGAGCCCTCCAAGCGCCGCCTCACCTGGCCCAACGGCGCAACCGCCAGCCTCTTCAACGCCACCGAGCCCGACCAGCTCCGCGGCCCCCAGCACGACCTTGCATGGGCCGACGAATTAGCTAAATGGCGCTATGCCCAGGAAACCTGGGACATGCTACAATTCGGCTTGCGCTTGGGAGATAATCCTAGGCAGTGCATCACCACCACACCTCGTCCAATCCCCATCATCCGTGACTTGCTCAAAGACCCCGGCTGTATTACAGTCCGGGGCAGCACTTACGACAATAGAGCCAATCTCGCGGGATCGTTCCTGAAGGCGATCATCGCCAAATACGAGGGGACACGCCTTGGCCGGCAAGAACTCAACGCAGAAATCCTTGACGACGTTCCTGGCGCGCTGTGGACTCGCGCAGGGCTTGATGCAGCGAGATTCAAAAAGGTGCGTCTGGGCAGTGGGCTTCTCACCGCCGCAGACTCTACAGGAAGGACCATCCCAAGTATGGCCCGAATTGTGGTCGCAATCGATCCGGCCACGGCCGACCCCCGGCGAACCTCAACCGACGAAACCGCAGAAACCGGAATAGTCTGCGCCGGGCTTGGCGTGGACGGCCGGGCCTACGTGCTCGATGACGCCACCTGCCGGGCGACACCGCAAATCTGGGCGCGCAAAGCCATCGCCGTTTTCGACCGCCAACAAGCCGACGCCATCGTCGTGGAAACCAATCAGGGCGGCGCCATGGTCGAGGCTGTCCTGCGCGCCGAACGCCCCCTCTTGCCCATCATCAACGTCCACGCTTCCCGCGGTAAAGTCACGCGCGCCGAACCCATCGCCGCTCTCTACGAGCAAGGCCGTGTTTCCCATGTGGGAACATTCCCGGAACTGGAGGACCAAATGGTTTTGTTTACCCCGTTTGGAATTGATGGCAAAACAACAGCCGATAGAGTGGATGCGCTGGTCTGGGCATTAACCGAACTTTATCCCGCGCTGGTGTATCATCAGCCTGATACCGGCGAAGACGATGAAGATTTCGCCGGGAGTGGCAACGTCTTTACAGGGTATTGAGTATGAGTGACAAACACGAATTGCCGATTGAGCTGTCCTGGTCCGATGGCAAGATTATCTTGCGCGATGGCCCAATATGGACTTTTCTTTCCCCTGAATCCGCTGCCCGTCTCGCCGATTGCCTGGATACAGTCATCGGCTGTTATCATGAGGGCGTGCAGGTGAAACTTGAACTGGAGAAATAATACCATGACCGAATCAGCCGAATCCATCGCCAAGCGCGCCAAAGCGGAGAAAGTCCGCCTTCGTGTTGCCGCCGCCATGCCTTCGAAGAAAGCCAAGCCGAAGGACAAGAAATGATCCTGGATGCTTTCTTCGGCGCAGGATATCCGCCCTTTCCATCATCCAGCATGGGCTCTCCGTCATGGCCGGGAATAGACCAACATCCACAGGACCGGGCATTTCAAGGCCGTTATTCATGTAGGTTCCAGCCGGAGCTTCCTTTCTGCCCATTGCTAAAACAATCCCAACAGCCCGTCATTGATCTCGTTGAGGTTGATGGCGTTTGGCAACTGCCGGAGCAATCATCGGAATAACCGGCGCCCATAGGGGGCAGGAAATGCCGGTTGAGCCTTGGCCGTTTGAGCCAGCTTAAATGCAAATCAACGGCGCTGACAGCAGGGAAAGACCGCCAGCCGGAGGCCGCCGTTGTAAGCGCTCCGGCTGTAGCTTATTCAGTATATGGCGTGCTTCCCATGTTCTCTAGCCGCATCAAAGCCGCCCTGTGGGCCGTCAACCTCTCCACTCCGGTTGTGGACTTCGGCGGCTGGCTTTCTCTCATTCAGCATCAGCTCAGACGCGCCACAGATTACGGCTGCGATCTGCTGGTAATGCCGGAGTACGCCTGCATGCAGCTACTGCATTACGCCCCAGCAGATTTAAGCAGCAAGGATCAGCCGCTCTGGCTGGGCAGGCAATTCATAGGCAATGCAGGAGACAGGCTGGCTTCGATTCCGCCTTATCATCAAGGTCAATCCAGTGCGGCACCTCTTGGCATCCTGGCTGGAACGGCTCCCATTTTGCGCAGCCACGGCTTATGCACTAACACCGCTATCTGGCTCAGCAACGGCCACGCCAGCGCCATCCAGGATAAAATTCACCTGACTCTCAGCGAGACCGATCCGCACGGCTGGCTCCTTTCCAGCGGCCGGGATATCATGCCATTCGAGTATCGCGGCCACATCATGGCTGTCTCGATCTGCCACGACAACGATGTCGCGGCCACTGGCAGCAAGCTGAAATCGTTGGGCGTGGAGATTGTTCTGGCTCCCTCCATGTGCGACAGTAAATCCACCGGCGCCGACAGTCACGAACACATTTTCGCTGCCGCCAGACAGCGCGGCCTGGACGCAGGTGCCAAGGTTTACGCCGTAGGCGCCATCGGTATGGCAGGCGGGGAAACCTGCTGGGGCGGCGCAGCGATCTACGATGCCCAGGGCCACACCCTGGGCGAAATCCCGGCCATGAAGGAGACAGACAACATGTATGGACCGATGCTGGTTGAATTGGATGATGGAGTGAGGGTGATATAATGGGCTACACGGATGACAACGACGGTGATATAAATGATTTATTAGCATACATTAACACACAGCGTGTCAATACTTCTGATAAAGGAGGTCTCGCCTATGCGGCAAGCACTTCTTCCGATCCATCGTTGGGGGATTACGCGGCATATTATGCATCAGCGCCATTGCGTAGTTTTTTTCCGCATCGTATTGAAAATACCCCGCTTGGGGCTATTTCAGGGCTTTCGCAAACCTACGAAAGCCCTGTTGGCAAGCAGGGAGTTGGCTTAGGTGATTTTATTCCGGGATCTTGGGGAGATGCTATTAATTCCGCTGAAGATCGTTTTAGGGCGGCTTTTCCAGACTTGGCTAAGTCACAAGATTTATATAATTATACGGCAGGACAAAAACCGCCAGATTTTTCAGGCATAGGCACTGGGACAATAAAAAGTATGGGCAAAGGGTTTTTATTGAAGGACGCAATGGGCGGCATTGCGCCGGATGTAACAATTAACGGCTCCCGTCCGTTGACCGTGACAGTTAATGGTATCCGTCAGACCACGCCACAGCACTTTACGATCAACAGTACTGCGGAAAATTTGCCACTATCGCTTGATAGGAAGTTTTCTTCTTTTGAAGAGGCACAACAAGCTTTAGAAAAAATGGATTTTAATCTTACGGAAATTAAAAAAGATGGCTACGGTCAACCAGCAGCGACCATGACACATGGTCCCTCAAGGACCGTTTTGGAACGATTACAAGCAGCACACGACAAACGATGGGCAGACTCGCAAGATGTATATCTTAGATACGGAGAGATACCTGCGAATGAGCGGTCTTTAAATCACGCGAGCAGAGAATACGAAGATGGAGTGTCTGTTTACAATGGAAAGTTAAACAAACAAGGAGAAGTGATGGTCACACCCAATACGCCAGCTCAGATTTGGGGAGAAAAGGCGTACTCGAATCTTACAGACAAGCCGCTATATATCGTACGTGGCGACCATGTAGGATTTGGTTCAGATGGCGAACCCGTTTTGAGAAATGTAACAATTGTACGCAAGATTAATAAAGCAAAATGACCGGCAAACTGGAACACTCCCCCGAGCGCTGGGCAAGAATGAAACCGGAGGCTGTAGCGGCAGGCAGCCAGGCGCAAATTTACTACGCCCTCCGCGACGCCATCCACGACATCCGCGTCATGGCCGAAGCCCTTGAACTGATCGCAAACCCACCTCAACCCCGGTCAAGCATCCTGGCCGATCTATCGGATGCAGAAATCGCTCATCGCGCTCTACAGGTCAAAGCCCTATGAAAAAAGCCAACCCTATCGCAAAATCCCTTCGCACTCCCAAATACCGCCCCCAGATCATTCCGGGCAAGTGCCCGCAAGAGACCGGTCACGATTACAAGCCCAAGAATTGGGGCATTACTCCGGAGGACTGGAGCTATGTTCAATCAGCCTCCCCGCACGAAGCGCGCGAACTTGCCCGCCAGGAAACGAATGCAAGATAACCTCTCCTCCACAACCCGCGCTCCGCTCTGGGGCGCGGCAGACCGTCCCTTTACCGGCGATATCGACGATCAGCCGGACGATGACGCCACAGACTCCGATACCGTCTCCCAGCTCCGCAAATGGGCCGAATGCCCCAATCTCGCCGCCGATGACGATTGCGGCATCCCTGCGGACAAGCTCGCCGCCATCGGCCATCGCGCCGTTGAGGAATACCGGCTTGACCGGGAATCCCGCGCCGAATGGGAAGAGATGGCCAAACATGCCGTCGAATGCATCCCGCAAAAGCCGGTCCCCAAATCCTATCCCTGGGAAAACGCTGCCAACGTCCGCAATCCCAATACCACAATCGCTTGCCTGAGATTTGCTGCCATGGCTTATCCGGCCGTGGTCGATGGCGACAAGATTGTCAAATGCGGCAGCTTCGGCCGCGACGACGATCAGGAAAGCGCCTTCCGCGCGGATCGCGTGGCGTCCTTCATGTCCTGGCAGCTCATGCATCAAATGCCGGAATGGCAGGACGACAAGCGCGTGCTGCTGCACCAGCTCCCGGCCATCGGCTGCGTGTTTACCAAGGTCTACCCCGGCCGCAAAGGCAAGCGTCAGCGCCACCATGCGGAGATGGTCAGCGCCTTCGATCTCGTAGTGCACAACAACACCACATCGCTGGAATCCTGCCCCCGCATCTCCCAGCGTTTCGAGCTTTATCCGCACGAGATTCAAACCAAATCCCGCAGCGGCGAATTCATTAAATTGCAGCCGGGCGAGCTGACAGCCGGCGTGCAGCAGGACGATAATCCCAACCCAGGCCGCATCCTCGTCGAGCCGGGCCGGGACGAACAGGCACCGCAGGAATTCATCGAGCAGCATCGCTGGGAGGACTTGGACAATGACGGTTACGCCGAACCCTGGATCGTCACCGTGCACCTCGGCAGCAGCCGCGTTGTCCGGCTGCAAGCTAATTACGACCTTGACGCAGCGGACATTGACGATGACGGAACCATCGTCGAATTGCCCAGATACGACTATTTCGTCAAGTATGGATTTATCCCTGATCCGCGCGGGGGATACTATGATTTGGGTTATTACGAGATTGCCAGGTCAGTCTCCGAGGCCCTCGACACCACGATCAACCAAAGCTTAGACGCCTCGCATCTCCAAAACGCCGGCGGCGGATTCATCGGCTCCGGGTTGAACCTCAAGAAAACCCAAATGCGTTTCCAGCCCGGCATTTATCACACGGTAAACGCGCCGGGCGCCGCCATCAAAGACGCCATCGTTCACAACGAATACCCTGGCGCCAGCCAGACCGGCATGGTGCTGCTGGAAAAGCTCGATCAGTGGATGGGCAAGCTGGTGTCCACCGAGGGCGTCGTGCCCGAGCAGGGCGCCGGAAACGTCCCCGCCGCCACGACGCTGGCCCGCATCGAACAGGCCCTCAAGGTTTACGA